AACACGCATTGATCCTAGAATAGAGCAAGCATTGCCCATGCTGGCAAGAATCCAAAAGGAAGTACAAGCCATGAAAGAAGCTGAGATATTTGAATCTTGGGCAACCAAACTAGTAGAAGGAACATGGGCAGTACCTGAAACCCCGGAACAGATTGACGAACTCAAAATGTGGATGAGCCAACCGCAACCATTGGGTCCGGATGCAGAAGATGTAACAGATGTGTTATACAACTTGATTGGTGATGATGCATTGTTTGATCAATTAGGAGCCATGGCCCAAGAAGATCCCACAGCAGATGCAGTGCCACTTGTACAAGCCTGGATTGATAGAAATGCAGATCGTATCCCAGAACTTGCCGAATTGGTCACTGCTCTACAACAGCCCACAGAACCTGTAGCCGAGCCAGTGCCAGTGCAGGAACCTGTAGCTGAACCAGTTCCTGCAGAAGCACCGTTGCCGGATCAAGTTGCTCCTGTAGCACCAGTGGCAGAAGGTGACAATCCGGCTACATTTGAAGAAGAAGTAGATGAGGATACTGTGAGTCCACGATTTGCCGGTTTGCAACAAACACAGCACGATGATGGTAGCAAAACCACAGATTATTCAATGGGCCCTTTGCAGTCCACTCAGAAAGTAGATGCACAAGGTCGTCCACTCAAGACCACAGCAAGTTATGATCTAGGAGTTGGAAAGATTGGTCAGGAGCAAGATCACACAAGTGGTATCCGGACCACAACTGCAACACCTGCAGATCCTAATGCTGATCCAAATGTATTGCTGCCAACCAGTTCAATTGCTGCTGCAAGAGGCGTGGATCCTAAAAAGTTTGCAGCATTCCAAGCACAGCAACAACCTGTGAAAGAATGCAACTACACCATGGAGAATCATTACTGTCCAGTACATGGTCTAGCAGAATGTTCCGACGGCATCTACGAAACACAATTGGCAAGATTAAAATCATTAATGAGGTAAAGAGGTAATATATGGATAATACAGATATAAAAATATTAGTGGAACGGTTAACTCGCCTGGAAGAAGGCGACATTGGTCGCAAAATTGGATCAGCCATTGGCGGAATTTTTGGTAAAGATGCTGGTGATCGGTTGGGACAAATAGGTAGTAATATAGGTGACATTTTTGATCCTGCTACTAAGACTATGATTACACCTAAACCAGATACTATAAAATCAGCACCGGGTTCTGATAAATCTGGACCTCCGGGCGCTGCCACACCGGGTAACGATAAATCATGGCAGGTCAAGGCAGGGCCCAATGCCGCAACGACCGCGGACCAAAAATTCTTTACAAAAAATCCAGACGGTACAACTAGTGAAGTTACTCCACCCCCGGGTGGCTTCAGAGGCAAAGGTCCAACTAATGCCAAAGGGCAAGAAATGGACAAGTATGGTAATAGTCCAGGCGACTATACCAAACAGGATATTTTTGCTGTCAGTGCCGGATATGGTGGTAAACCCTCCAGAGGAGGGCTTGAAGCGGAAATACAGGGAATAGAAAATGCCAGGGGTACCGGTCTTAAAGTAGTTGATGCGTGGAATTGGAGAAATTCAGTATTGGTTTTGCTTGACGGTGATCGTACTATGGCTGATACAGCACGTGGTACAACTGTTGGTATTTACACAGAATTTGGTACCAATGCCGTCATGGGCGGCAACGAATTCGAGGGCTTGTATAACAGATTAGGTTATAAAGAGTTCCAAGGCGACACTGATATCCGCACAACAGGTCCATTCGGTAATACGTTTGGTGCCTTGCACAGAATGAAACGTGCCGATGGCAAAGAAATTGTCATATGTGAATTGTATCAGAATTATACTTTTCAATCACAAAAAGGCAAAGGACTTCATCTCTACACAGTAACATTCCTGGGTCCTAAAGAAGATTGGGAAAATGGCGGAAGGGAAGAATTGCGAAAACTACATGATAGCATTAAACTAAGTAGCAATGTACAACCATTGGCACCACCTACCATGCAAGAACAGATACGACACTTACAAACCAAACTAGACTACTTGGAAAAAAAGAAATAAGTCACACGGCAAAAATAAAATCACTGTGTTTGTTCGAATGACATAAATAACATTGACACAGAGACAGAAAGCGCATATACTACATTGTGTTTGCGCTTTTTCATTTGTGGCACAGGCAACACAATCTAAATCATTAGATAGGCATTTTACATAGGCATTTACAGGAGAAACACTATGGCAACTTTATCAGAAATTCGAGCACGACTACAGGCAGCAGAAAACAAAGGCAAAACATCCACAGGTGGAGGCGATAATTCGATTTACCCACACTGGAACATGGATGAGGGACAAGCCGCAACCTTCCGATTCTTACCGGATGGCAACACCAAAAACACATTCTTCTGGGCCGAACGGGCCATGATTCGACTGCCGTTCAACGGCGTCAAAGGAGAGATGGAATCCAAACAAGTTATGGTACAAGTACCTTGCATGGAAATGTGGGGAGAAACTTGCCCAATCCTTACTGAAGTACGCCCTTGGTTCAAGGACAAGAGCCTTGAAGAAATGGGTCGCAAGTATTGGAAAAAGCGCAGCTACATCTATCAAGGTTTTGTGCGTGACAATCCTCTCGCAGACGACAAGACTCCGGACAATCCCATCCGCAAGTTTGTGATCGGACCTCAGATCTTTGCAATCATCAAAGGTGCATTGATGGATCCAGAATTGGAAAACTTGCCAACTGATTACTCAGCTGGCTTGGACTTCCGCATTGCAAAAACTCAAAAGGGCGGCTTTGCTGATTACAACACTTCAAAGTGGGCACGTAAAGAGTCTGCACTCACAGAAGCTGAACAAGCAGCAGTTGAAAAATATGGCTTGTTTGATCTCAGCACCTTCTTGCCTAAGAAACCTACCTCAGTAGAACTCAGTGTGATCAAAGATATGTTTGAAGCCAGCGTAGATGGCCAACCATTTGATGCTGAACGTTGGGGGCAATACTACCGTCCGGCTGGCATGAGTGCGCCAACCGGATCACCAGCAGCAGCAGCAGTTGATGTGGATGAAGATGCGCCAGTGGCCAAGCCAGCAGCCAAAGCACCGGTGGCAACGGACTTTGATGACGAACCACCAACAGCATCAGCTCCTGTGACCAAGCCAGCAGAAGGAAACAAGAAGGCCGAAGATATTTTGGCCATGATTCGTGCTCGACAAAAGAGTTAATGTTCTATATAATTGATTATAGAAATGGAGGTATGGGCTATACAATTACAGCCCATACTCTTTTTTCATGCAATAAACTCAACGTTGTTGATATTGATCAGATATTTTCTGTCAATGGACATGCACACGCATTGCTTGACCCATTTATAAATCAGACCAAACTAATATGCAATCACGATCTTGAAAATTCACGCATACCCAACTCAATACAATTACTTTCTGTAGTGTGTGAAGGATGGGATGAGGTATTACGAAAGAAAATGTCATATCATAAACATTATGAGGCTTTGCCCACACAAGATAATTTAGACATATTTGAATTTAAACTTGATCCGACTATGGATCCATTGGAGTTTCTTACCATAACGTATTTTGATTCATATAATCAGAAATTGCCACACAATGAAAATGTTTTATATCTTGGGCACTATCTAGAACATAAACTGGAAGTTTTACAACGTCAAGTAAAAAATGTATTAGGGTGGCAGTGGGACAATTCTCGCAGTGAAACTTTTCACAAAAGAGTATTAGCGCACAATCAGAAATACATATCGTGGCTTGATTCAATCAAACACATTGTGAATCAAACTCTGAGAAAAAATATTGTTCTGTGCGATTTAAAATTTTGGGAAAAGGCAATTGTGATTTCCATGTCCTGTCAACTACACAATGTACATCCATCAAATCTGCGCTGGAATGATTTTCAATTTCTTACCTGCGATAATCAAAGTTTGGTAGACTCACTAAGTGAATGTTCAAATGCTATTATCTGATTTTATATCACACACGTATCAAGGCTGATATAATGAAATATGATCGACTAATTTTTATTGACTACGACATAGGGTCGTTTGGCAATTCAATATTATCGTTGTTGGTAACTACTTCTCGATCCGCACAAGGGGCATTGGAATACACTCCGATGCTCTCTATTGTGGGAGATTGTCATAAAATCAGAAAAAATTACAAATATTCAATATACGAATTCCAACTGCTTCACGGAGTATTACTCCTTGGAGACCAAGGAGTACCAGACATAGATAGTTCCTTAAGTCAGACATCTAAGTACATTCCTATAATTGGACACTCCGGCGGTGAAATCTCAACATTGATGGATCGGTATCCAGATGCAAATCTAATAAGAATTGTGTCTGACCGCCAGACATTTGCTACAACTTTTTTAGCAGGGTGTAACAAATTCACTGGATATCCGACTGTTGACACAATGTCTGATTTTTATGAAAATTCATGGAAAAAAATAGAACATACTGAATCTGGCTTGATTGAATGTCTTGCTTTGAATTTCTATCATTACATATCAACTGTTGATTGGCAGTTTTACAAAAATGCAACAGTGATATCATTGAAAAAAATCATTGATTCGGATTTTAATCCGATTATAGAATTATTTGAACAAAAATTTAATTTTGTATTTGATCGCAATCAAGTTGATGATTTTGTAAAAAATTGGAAAGCAGTTAATCAACAATATTTTTATCGTGCAGATAAAATTGAACAACTAACCACAGCAGTTAAAACAAATGTTTTGATGGATATGTCGGATATAAATTTATACGAGCAGGCACTAGTCATTGCGTTCGTATGTTTTGATATGGGATTAGACATTGCACAATATCCATTTAATGATTCTTTTAACACTGGTTGGAAAAATACAAATCAAATAACAAATTTGATTCTTAATCTTAAGGAAAAATATCATGGGCAAACCATTTGACGTAAGCAAATTCCGCAAGGAAATCACCAAATCAATCGAAGGATTGAGCATTGGGTTTAACGACCCTACTGATTGGGTATCAACAGGCAATTATGCCTTGAACTATCTAATCTCAGGAGACTTCAATAGAGGTATTCCACTAGGCAAGGTCACTGTGTTCGCCGGTGAATCAGGCGCAGGTAAAAGTTATATCTGCTCCGGTAACATCATCAAGAACGCACAAGCACAGGGCATTTATGTAGTGCTAGTGGACAGTGAAAATGCGTTGGATGAAGACTGGCTTAAAGCACTAGGTGTGGATACCAGTGATAGCAAATTGCTTAAACTAAGTATGGCCATGATTGATGATGTGGCCAAGACTATCTCTACATTCATGAGCGACTATAAGGCATTGCCAGAAAATGATCGTCCTAAAGTTATGTTTGTGATTGACTCATTAGGCATGCTGTTGACTCCTACTGATGTGAATCAGTTTGAAGCAGGTGATATGAAGGGTGATATGGGTCGTAAGCCCAAAGCACTTACTAGCTTGGTTCGCAACTGTGTGAACATGTTTGGTTCATACAATGTGGGTCTTGTGTGTACCAATCATACTTACGCAAGTCAGGACATGTTTGATCCAGATGATAAGATATCCGGAGGCCAAGGGTTCATCTATGCCAGCAGTATTGTAGTTGCTATGAAAAAACTCAAGCTCAAAGAAGATGAGGATGGTAATAAGATCACTGATGTCATGGGCATCCGCGCTTCTTGTAAAGTAATGAAAACACGTTATGCAAAACCCTTCGAAGGTGTGCAGGTCAAGATTCCTTATGAAACAGGAATGAGTCCTTATTCGGGCATGGTTGATCTTATGGAAAAACGCAGCTTGCTAAAGAAGGAAGGCAATAGTTTGGTATTTGTTACTACTGATGGCGAGATCATCAAGAAGTTCCGTAAGAAGTGGGAAGCCAATGAAGACGGCTGCTTGGACCGTGCCATGGCAGATTTTGGAAATCACAAAGAAGAGGTAAGTACCCAGGAGGAAACAACGGATGAATGAAGCAGTAGCAGTGGCCAGTGAACTCTGGTCCGAACTCAAGCGGTATGTAAACACAGTTGATCGAGATGAAGCAGCCGAAACTATAGTTGCAATCTTAATTGATAACGACTGTGATGTTGATGACATCAAAAACTCATTCAAGGGAGATTCAGATATCAAACGTGCGCTCACAGCATATCTTGACAATGACAAGAGCTATGAGGATGAAGAAGAAGCCGATGAAGAAGAAGATTATCACGAAGACGACTGGGAAAACTGATGTGGTATAGCCGCGTAGTAGCCGATCTTTCGGCTATCCCAGATTTCATCACTTACTACGAAACTGAACTCGACGCAGCAAAAAACGATTGTAAAATCCGTGGTGTTTTAGAAAAAAACATCACAGCTTTGCCTGGTATCACAGAACAACGCTTCAATCAACTACAAGAGATTGAGGCTGTTCTAAATTATCTTAACATACAACTGCGCAAAATACGCAGGAAACATTTCCAGAAGTATCTAGAAGGATATGCCCGAGCTCTCACTAGTCGTGATGCTGAAAA